AGCACCCTAAACTCTACATCGCAGCACAAGAGCAGCTCTTTGCGAAGTTTCAGTCTCGCTCCATACCAATCCAACACTGGAGCAAGTACCTGATGACTCCCAAAGAGCTGTCTCTCCTTTTCGCAAAGTTCGAAGAATCAAAGTCGGTTCTCCAGCAAATCGCCTCAAATGATCTGGGCGAAAGCGGGGACATAGCGCGCAAACAACTTGGAATCAAATGAATCAATCAAAGATCGACCGTGCCAGAGCATGGCTCAGAAACACGCCAGGAGCCGTCACAGGTCAAAATGGGCATGGAAGCACATTCGCTGTAGCAACCGCGCTCATACACGGTTTTGAGCTTAATGCGGGGGATGCTGATACGCTCCTCAATGAGTACAACGCGAAATGCCTCCCACCGTGGAAACCACATGAATTGGCCCACAAGCTCGATCAAGCGTCCAAGGTTTCGCACGACAAGCCGCGTGGCTGGCTCTTATCCTCTCAGTCAGGCATTGGTCAGGGCGGCAATCCAATCTCGCCCACCGGCAAGTTCGTCGTTCGCACGATCCAAACGATGCCGGAACCTCCGTCTCCGTTTACGACAATCGACTTCCTGAAAGCCTGCTTCGAGTCGGATGAGGTTGTCTGCATCTGTAACGACATCATTTTCGACGAAGAGGGTCGAGGTAGGCCAGCCTCCAAGGGTACGTTCCTCAAGCGCGACGAATGGATTAAGAACCACTTCACGCCGCCCATCAGCGCCATGTGGAACGGCAGCGATAGCAAGGGTGCATACGTCCGCATCAATCCATGCTTCGATGAGAGCGGATCGGATTCTGGCGTGGCGAACTTCCGCCATGTCCTAGTCGAGATGGACGAGAAGACGAAGGACGAGCAATGGACAGCGTTGAAGGAGTCGAAGCTCCCGCTATCGGTCGTCATAGATTCCGGCGGCAAGAGTCTGCACGGCTGGGTGCGCGTTGAAGCGGCCAATAGAGAGGAATGGAACGAGCGCCGCGATGTCGTCTATCGCTACCTCGAAAGCATCGGCATCGATCCGAAGAATAAGAACGCGAGCCGGTTCAGCCGTCTGGCCGGTGTAATGCGCGATGGCAAGGAGCAGAAGCTCTTGGCCGTCAATGTGGGCGCGGTGAACTGGGAAGCGTTCAAGGACGACATGGACGCGCAGGACATGCCGATGGAGTTCTCGATAGATGCCATCATCGAGTACGACCCGCAGAATGATCCTGACAATTTGATCGGCGATAGGTGGGTTCGACGCGGATCGTCGCTTCTCTTTGTGGGGCAAAGTGGATGCGGCAAAAGCTCGATGGCCGCGTATCAGGGTCTGAAATGGGCGTCCGGCGAAGCTTGGTTTGGCGTCAAACCCGTCCGTGCGCTAAAAGTAGCTTACATTCAGGCGGAAAACGACATTGCCGATCAGCATGATGCGCTCAAGGGCGCTGCTCAAATGACCTTCGGCAAGGAGAACTGGGAGCGAGGTCTTCGAAGTGCGAACATGTTATTCTTCCGCGAGACAGTAAGAACGGGTTCTGACTTCGCGACGATGCTGCGCCGCCTCGTTCGCAAGACTAAGGTGGACGTGGTTTATATCGATCCGCTGCTCTCCTACATGGGCGGTAATCCATCGGATATCGAGGTCTGCGCGAACTTTACGCGACACTTGCTCCAGCCGATTATGATGGAGACGGGCGTAGTCCTGATTCTCGTCCATCACTTCCCGAAGCCCAAAGGTCGAGACGACAAACCGGAGAGCGTGGCAGAGATGGCCTACTCAGGATTCGGATCGTCGGACTTAACGAACTGGGCCAGAGAGGTGATTGTGATGAAGGAAGTTGGTTTCAATCAACCTCGACAATTTATGCTCGGAATGGCGAAGCGAGCGGATCGTTCCGGCATGACGGACAAGGACGGAAAAGTCACCGGATCGATTATGATCCAGCGCGGCACGGGCGGCGACATCTCATGGAACTACGCAGATCCACAGAAGTTCGTCGTCGATAAGGAGTCGGCCAAGAAGCCGTACGTCAAAGGACGCTATCCTAAGCGTTAGACTGGCGCTCAGCGCGGCGACGACCTTTCGCGGCGAGCGATTGGAACTTCGCCTTGCCGAGCTTCTTACGACCAATGTAGGCCGCAAGAGCCGCAGGATCTTTGACTCCCTTCTTCTCAAGAGAGCCGATAAGCTTCTCGTACCGTCCGCCACCGCCAAGTTTCATCTTGTCCATAAAATTACCATGCTTTGCATGACCACGTTCTGGGTTTGGTAGGATCTTTCGCCGTATCGCAGTTATGCCGCGCACGGAAATTCTTACGACGCTCAGGATTCGACTTCTTGATCGTCATGTCAGGATCGCCGAAGCGAACGATGACAACCTTGTTCGCCGGATTCTTAACGTACACCGCGCTCTTCTTCCGCTCACCCGGCGTGTAGAAGGGCTTGTTCAGCGTCACCTTCTTGCCCTGATAGGTGTTACCCTTTTTGGAGAGGGAGGTTTTCATTAGAAGCGACGCTCTGCGGCTGACGGAATTTTAGGACGTTCAGCATCCTTGCGCTCTTCTTCGCGCATCATCAAACGCTCACCTTCAAGCGTAAGAAGCTTTGGCCAGCGACGATTGAAGGTGTCCATCTGATCTTTGGTAATCTGATCAAGCGGCCTAGACGCCACATCGCGAAACTCTCTGGTTAGAAGAGCTTTTCCAACAGCCGATCTTGCGGATTCGGCAACAACAGTTGACAGGAAAACTCTCCCCGGAAACTTGACGCCAGCAGCAGCGGCAGCGGCAGATGTAAGCGCGGGTAAAATCTTGCTGTTAAGAAGGCTCTCTTTTTCAACAACAACCGAAAGTTGATCTGCGATCTTGTTCAACCTCTGAACCCCTTCTTTTCCAAATGCTTGTTGGATCAAAGGATTGTACTTGTCTGAAATGAGACTCCTCATCGTTTCGATGTTAATCTCTTTTTTTCCGGGTTTAAAAGACTCTTCAACAATCTTTCCAACTATAAAGTTTTGAACGTCTCCAAGAAGGTCTGGTCTATTTGACCTTATCACCTTCATAAATTCATCAGCAACAAAACCTGTTCCAAGCTTACCCTTGGGTGTTGTCAAGAAATCGACAATATTTTTAGGTGTTGCTGGGCCATAAAGATCGCCTGTTTCAATCGAGTTTTTTACCAACTTTTGAAAATCAGTCGCTTCTTTTGCCATTTCTTGAACGTAGATATTAAGATCTTTAGTCAAGTTTGCCGCATTAGGATTCGACAAAATTGCCTTAAGCTTTTCTTCGTCCAAATTTACAATTTTTTCACCTCTTACAGCGCTTTTCAGGTCAGAAAGAGTCTTAATCATTTCATTCGTTTCGGGGTCAAAGACTAGTTTTGACGTTCTAAGCTTTTCAATTTCAGATCTAACTTCGGTTAGTCTTTTCTCGTTTTCTCGATAAAGACTGGCAGCTTCTGTTTGCCCTTCATCAATTTTTGATAACAAATCTTCAGACTTTGTAACCAGATCATTTTTCTTTGAAATCAAATTTGCTTGTTGATCTACAAGTCCACGGTACTTGCTTGCAACATCTTGGATTTGAGACAACTGCGGAAAAAACTCATCGGCAACTTCTTTTGTCAATTTAGAGCCTTTTCCCATTTTTGCCTCCGTTAACAAAGATAAAAGCTCTTCCGGTTTTTGACCTATGGTTCGAAGCTTGTTGTAAACAAATTCGGAAATCAAAGGCTTGAACGTAGGCTCCCATTCTTCAGCCGCCAACTTCTTCATTACCTCCAAGGCTTCGCCGCCACGCTCGCCAAGAATACTAAGAACAACTTCAGGGCTTCCTCCTCCTTCTCCAACATCTCTCATAAGCTTAGAGATAATAGCCCCCTTGAACCTAGTTATGCCTTCGTGATATGAAGCGCTTTGAGCTTTAAAATCAGCCTTAAATTTAGGATCTGTATTAAGACCCTTCTCCATTACTTTTTCAATACGTTCAAGCTCTAGAAAATCTTCGTAATCAGCTTGTTGAACTTTTTTGTCAAAATCTATTTTTTTAAATATTTTTGTTCTTTGTTCTTTTAAATCTTTAAGCGTAAAGGTTTCAATGATTTGATTTCCGTCATCACCTTTGACTGGTTTTCCATCTTTATCAACTTTTGGAACATCAACAGATATTGATTTAAGTTTAGGCTCTAAAAGATCATAACCTTTTTCTTGAGCAGCTTGAAATTCTTTGTAAAGAACATTCGCATACTCTCCAGATTCTTTTCCGGTTCCAAACTGTGTGGCAGGTTTTCCGTATCCAAACTGAGGATCAAATCCGTTTTCAATGTCGTCAATTTGCTTTCGCTTGTAAGCAATATCGTTGTCGATCCTTTCAATTGAAACTGGGTCGTTTACAGAAATCAATTTTCTCTGTTCGTTTAAACTTAGTATTTCACGAAATAGATATTGAGAATTAAGCTGTAAATCTCCTTCAGACCTAAGAGCAGCGCCAAGAAGATCTGCGTTTTTTCCAACAAAAGCTTCACTTGCTTTTTTCTTTGCATCTCCGATCAATTGTTCGGCATTCAACACAATTCCGCTGACAAGGTTTTGGTCTATATTTTTTGTTTCTGTTACACTCTCAAGAGCTTTAACAATTTGCTGAGTAAGCTCATCTCCGCTTAGTCCGTTTGCGTTTCCAGTCCTGATAGAATTTTGAAGGAAATCGGTGATGTTTCCCTGCCAAGCGCGAATGTCCTCTGGGCGACTACCAGACCTTTGGGGGGAATAAAGAGTGTTGGCCAATTGCTCTGCCATTGCTGGGTCAATTCCTCCTCCGGGTCCAATTTCTCTTCGAATAAAATCTGCTCTTTCTTGCAAAAACTGTTGAGCGTATGGCCTTTCAAGCTCTCCAACAAAACGGCCTAAAAATCCTTCTGTTTTTCCAGATGACCTCAACGCCGCGCTGACGGCTCTTCCTCCAGATGAAAAAGTAGGAAGCAAAAGCCCTCCAAGCGCTGCTTGTTTCAGCACTTCTTGCGTTTTTCCAGACTCATCTCCTAGCGTTGACGCAAAACCCTGCAACCCTCCAGTTCCTGCTCCAGCGATGATTTCTTTAAGAGCCTGTTTCGTTCTTGTAGATTGCTGGCCTACTCCAGTTTCAGTGGTGCGAAGCCATTCTAAAAACCCAGCGCCTTCTCTTGCTTTTTTAGAACGCGAAAGAAGCGGTATTGCTTGAGATGCAGCTTCTTGAGTATCAAACGGATCTGGAGAGATAGCTTGAGCAAGCAATGCAGAGCCAAAGCCGCCAATCATTTCACCGGCAACGGACTGTCCGCCGGGAAGAAATGCCGTACCGATTCCGCCAACAAGACCCACCACGTTTGCAGCAGTCCTTCTACCTTGTCGAATCCTATAGTCTCTAAAAAGCTTCTGCTCTGCATCGGAAAGTTCGATTGCTGGCTCTGGATTGAATCCAGTGGCCTCAAGTTTCTGAAATTTTTCCGCGCTAGGGCGGCCAAGGTAAAGGTCAGCCTGCTGAACCAAAAGACTCTTTGGCCTGAACGTATCACGCCCAACAAGCGAAGCCTGACTAGCAGCTTGCTGGACAGCTTCCATTGAACCAATTTTAGGTTCACTCGGAGTAAACCCAGCAAATGGGTCTGATTCATTAGTTATGGGTTCGCTCGGAGTAAACCCAGCAAAAGCATCCTCTTGTGCGACTGGTTGCGGCTGTTGCTGATTTTGAGCGGGTTCACTAAAAGTAACATCAGCAGCAGTCAACGGCTGACCGGCATCCATCTGACCTTGTTGGCCATCCCCCTGCAAAACGTATTCGTCCATAAAATTATTTTAGATTCCCCTTAACGCCCTTAATGATTACAAAGTCACCAGTTTTCTTTCCTTTTGCCCTAGCTTCAGCCGTTGATTCAAATGATATTTCTGACATCGAATTCGTTCCAGACATTGCCAGAGCGTTTGTCGGAGACATGCTCGGCGAGTTTGTTTGCGACATTGCAGGGGCGTTTGTGGAGCGCATCGTTTGAGGAGCAGGAGCTGTCATTAACGATCCTCTTGAAGGCGTTTGAGACGTTCCAGCAGGAATCTCTTTTCCATATTTTTTGTAAATATCGTTTATGCGAACCATGCTTTGATCAACACGCGTATCAAGCTCGCCTTTCTTAATTGAAATCTGCTCTATAAATCGAGGCATATCCGTTCCAAACGCTCTTCCAGTTGAAATTGCCCTGATTGGGTTTATTTGAAATTCAAGAAACTGGCCAAGACGTTTTGCCTCCTCAACCCCAACAGCATCTTTTCCTTCTGCGCTGTTTAATACTTTCAATATGTTTTGAGCTGACGCTCTTTTAACATAATCGTCAATAGTTGGATCTTCTAAAATTGAAATTTCATAACCAATCGCATCAGATGTTCCCTGTTTGTTTGAGATATCATCGGCAAATTTCTTTACCATTCTATCATCAACAGAATTAAGTTTGATTTCCCCTGCTTTTACAGGTTGAAGCAGCTTCTGCTTGTAAGCATCAATTCGCTGCTGATTTTGCTGCAACCTTGTTTTTCCTTGTTCAAGTTTTTCAAGTTGAACACCCTTGGTAGCATCAAACTTTTTGTTTTCAAGTTCTAGCTTCTTGCTATCTAACGCATCGCGATAGATCATTCTAGCCTCTTCAATGGCTTTCTTATCTTTACCCTCTTGCTCAAGTCGAAGTAGATTGTTTTTTGCAATATCTACTCTCTGTTGATTAATTCCAAGTTCTGTAGTTTTGAATTGTTTATTGAACCCGAACTCCTCTTCATCAAGTTTAACCCTTGCTTCTTTAAAAGATTTATCAACAGCAAGTCTTGCCATTGCAATCTCTGCATCGCTTGCGTTATTTGCAATTAACGCATTTAGCTTGTCCCTAGAAAGCTGAAGATTACCAACAATTGAACCCGTCTGAGCTTGGGTTTTTTGAACCGAAGCATCAAATACCTGTTTTCTTCCCGCATTAAAAACTGTCCAGTTTATTGTTGGCTCTTCTGTTTGTGGATTAATGTCAACTGCGCCGGGAATTTGCATCGCTTCTTTTAAGATAGCAGTTTGATTAGCTATTGCTCCGTTTCTTGCTTTCTCTTGAGTTTTTAACAACTCGGCCCGAGGGGAATACTTCTCAAGGTTGTTCATCATCTTGTCCGCCTCAGCCCTGTACGTTTTAGACTTAAATGGCGGAACAACTGGAAATACTGCGCCCGGTTTAGTGTTGCTCAGATAATCCGAAACCTGCTTACCAAGAGTCGAGAACGTGTTGTACTCATCAACCTGCGCTTTCCGTTCTCCAATTGCTTCAGCAAGTGAATCTTCGCGAATCTTATTCTGAAGCTCCATACCCTGCCGTTGGATCAGCGACTCCGCCGTCTGCACCTGCAATTGCTCCATCATCCGCTTCTGCGTCTGTGCACGGTCGTAGAGGCTTGCGCCTAGCTGGATGGCCTGAAGCTGATTCTCAAGACCAACATTTCGATTAGGTTGTAGATCCATAATGTTTCTATTTATATGCCATTATATCCACCGTATGGATTTTGGCCGTATGGGTTGTAACCCGAACTACGTCCTTGAGGATAGTAGCCACCACCACCACCTCCAACTCCATACCCGCCTCCGCCCATGTTTATGGTAAATCCACCACCACCGCCGCCCCCTTGTCCACCGCCGCCGCCGCCGCCCATCATGCCGCCCATTCCACTACCAAACGCCATTCCGCCAATGTTCGACAACGAACCGCCGATAGCGGCCATCATAGGATCAGGTTGAGCAGCAACTTGAGCAGCAGCCATGTCTCGCTGGTACTGGAACTGATTCTCTTGCAGCGAAAGATTTATCCGCTGAGTCGGCGTGATGAACATGCTGCTCACCGAGAAGGGTTGCGCCATGCCCATCGTACGCTGCTGCTGGATAAAGTTCTGCGCCTGAGCAAGACCTTGATTCTGAATCTGCATCGCTGTCAGACCAAAGTCGCGAGCGAGCAAATTTGTTCGAATGCCTTCTGACTCTTTGAATCCTCCACCAACCGCCCGACCAGCGACAGCTCGTTGAAGCTGCGATTGAACATCTTGATCAACCTCGCCACGCAATCTTGAGCCAATAGTCTTTCCAGCCTGAGCAATAAGCTGATCGTAACCGGGAATCGCACGACGAAGCTGAGACTCAAGAAGAGTCTGCTCAGCAGCGGTCGTCTTGGTGGCCAATTCAGTGCCACTTTGAAGCGACGCAATATTTTGCTTTATCGCTGCCTCTTGCTCCTTCTCGGTGTTTACCCTCTGAAATTGCGGTACTTTGACCTTTTTACCGGCAGACATTGCCGCTCCACCGATCATCAATGCTGCACCAGCGCCTGCTGCTATGAGTCCCATAAATTAAAAAACCTCCTTCGCAAAACGATTTCCATTCTCAATCGAGAAGACCTTTTCGGGTTCGTGACGTTGGATGTTCATGGTAATCAGACGTGCAGCTTTCTCCTCGGGAAAAGCTCGCTCGTTATGAAAGCAATGAATCCATATCCGACGTAAAGTATCCACCTTAAAAAGTTCCCCTTCTCCGATTGTCATCACGCTGTTCGACGCCGCCCATTTGTCAGCATACTCGCGAAGCATCTGAATTGATGGCAGATGAACCTCGTAACCGAATCGCTCGGTGCATTCTTTGGCAGACGATTCCGCGTCCTTCTTGACGTACACCTTGACCGAGTCATGCACGATAGCCTTCGGAAGATATCCGTAGGTCGAACAGTCGGCGACGTACTTGTAACGGTTCCGGTAATCTTCAATCGACTTCTGCCAGTTTGAGTCAGTCGCACCCTGCTCATGTAGGCCAATGCAATCACCCTCCAACGAGAAAAGGACCGACATGAATGCCGATCCGAATCGTGGCAACCCGCAGATTTGAAAGAGTTTACCGTTCATTTTTCATGCACAAAGATGTCCAAGCCGCTGTTCGAGCTAACACGAAGATGGCTGACTCTGAACCGTGAATCATTCCTAGTTCGTTGCAAATTACTGCGCTGTAAAGAGCCGCATTTGGGTGAACGTCTTTTCCAACTTCTTTCATCCAGCCATGAAGCTGATTGATGCGGTCGTTCGCCTTCTTGAAGTCCACCTCAATAATCTCGCGCACCCGACTCCATGCTGGGTCGATGCTGTCCTTGAAGAACGAGTTCCCGAAACCGGGAATCTTCATGCCAGACAATATGGCCGACTTCAAAGATCGCTCGTCGAATTTCTCGTAAACGAATCGAGCAGGACCAATCGGACCATGAGCATCGCCAAGCGTGAGGATAGCGGAAGCGATTGCGTTGGTTAGTTGCGCGCTACCAAAGAAAGCGTTTACCGCAGCGCCAGAACTAGCGTTCTGATTGTTCCTAGCCGCCATGTCATGCGCGTCAAAGACAGCCTGAAGCAACTCCAGTTTCTCAGGAGTCACCTCTTCCAGCGCAAAGTCGATGTTGAGTTTTAGAACCATTGGGAGAATCCACCGCCGTTTAGTCCGACACCGACCATACGGATCGTAGCAACTGCGTCGCCTAGGTACTGCATGGTCTGCTCTTGCACAGCCTGAACAGCCTTTGCTTCGTAGGCCACTGCTTCCTGAATCAAATCGTTCTCCTCCTTGCGAATCGCCATGACCATCAGCTTGATGGCATCGGGACTCGGCGGAATGAGGTAGTCATTGACGCTCGTCGCGTTGATATGGCGCATCTTCGCCATGACCGTCACCGGCTTATCCTCGTCGTTGTTACAACGATCCGTCAGGTAACTGCGGCGGTACTGCGGCAAAGTTTCATCAGGGTCGTAAACTGCCAGATCAAGCTCCAGCAATGTCGTCGCATTGTACTCGTACAACCGGCTCGACGTGTTGGTTGCCTGACGAATGACGCCGGTCAGCGATATGAACTTCTTGGTCGATTGAACGTACGGCAACGCGAGGGTCAGCTTCTCACCGTCGATCCATACGCCACCAGACAGTGTGCGAATCCATTGCCCGTTTTGATCGACACCTTGCAGGGTAATGGTCTTGCCGACATCAGAAGCGTCACCGGGATAGACTCGGATGAAGCTATTCGTCTCGCCGGACATGTCGCGGTAAGAAACGACGGTGCCACGATCCACAAGCTGCTTGCCGACGCACCCGCCATTGTTCTCGCCGAGCAGTCCGTATCCGCTTTCTTGAAACTCAAACCATTGATTGCGAACCGTTCCGACGCCGCAGCAATCAGCCACAGACTCGATGGTTTCGATATGACGCGGCCAAGTGATGCACCCTCCGACCGTATGGATGGTGAAGCGTCCGTACGCGCCTGCCCACAACCCCTTGTGCAGAAGCCGTCGGCACGCCTGATTGATGTAGTCGTAAACGCGAGGGTCATCGACGCAGACGCCGACTACACGGGCGATTGTCGAGCGAATGTCCTGAACGATTAGCTTCATTTGGTGTAATAGACTCGGATGGTTCGCTTGATGAAGTAAACGCCGTAGAACGGAGGAAGGTTGTTGTGGCCGACAGCGTTCTGGGTATCGTTGCCGGTCTTGTCGGCAGTGGTAGTTCCGATATCACCAGTCGTAATGTTCGGTCCACTTCCTCCACCACCGCTTCCAGCAGCACCTTGAAGGATCTGTGTGGGGTACGAACCAAGTCCGCTCCACGACTTGTTGACGAGATAGTAATCGTCGTTTGCCGGAGCAATCAACTGAGCAACACCGTGCGTGTGTTCGTTGAACGGAGTCTCTGGAACCGTCAGCGTGTGCTTGTCCTCGCCAACGATTGATGTCGATGTCGCCTTTCCCTGAACAACAACCGCACCGCTCGCAACAAACGCTCCAACACCAACCGGAAAGCGAGCTTCAAACTCAGTGTCAACTTCCCACATCGGGCCAGTTGTACTTGTCGCCGTAGCCGTTCCATCGCCGCCGTCGTACGAAAGAAGATCCGTGGTCGTTCCGACATAGATGCGACGCTCGTATGCTGCCGTAACTGGGTTTTTGCGAAGCCAGAATCCTTGATCGTAAATCCACCACTGACCATTTTCATCAAGCCACGGGTAAATCCGGTTGTTAATTGCCGGATACGTCGGTCCAAAATTAAAGAACGAGTTTCCAATCGTGCTGTTGAACGTAGCCTGAGTGCCTCCGATGATATCGTTGGCCAACTTCTGGTAAGAGGCAGGGCAATAATTTGCCGGAAGGCTTGGAGCTGTAAGCGTGATGAGGGTTAGGTTTGGCATACTATTCCGATGTGTAGAGGAACGGGTTTACGTCGCAACCTTCAAGAGTTTTGCATCCTTCGAACACGAGGCACTCTCCGACCGCAGGTTCCTGAACGTCGTAAGCGTGAACTCGAATGCTCTTGATGCGACAATATCCAGTAATCGTAAGGCTCATCTGAACCTCGTACATGTTTCTTGTCGGTGTGCTGATGCTCGAATTGCACGGGATATCCGAAGGAGTCGGCAAGCGCATCTTCGGCCTGTACTGAGGCTGAAAGTTGGTTATCGGACAAACAGGCTGACACTGCAATGTTGCCGCGCATTCAGTCCAATCTGCCCACTCAATCCAACCGGGATACTGGTCTGGGCGATACTCGATGTTGAACGAAACATCTCCGTCCAGCGAGTCGATGAAAATGTCGCCTGAATCAAGCCGCTTCAATCCAAACGGAAGTTCGAAATTGTAAGCGCGGGTTTGAACCAGCCACTGGATTTCTTTCTTACCGTCAGCAAGATTGTTGTCAAACTTCTCAGCCTTGCTTATTTCCCAAATCTGAATGGTTCCATCAAGCCCACGGGCTATCGAGAAGCATCTGTCTCCATAAGCATTCTCGGTTTTGAGAACCTGCAACACGTCAAGCCCCGTCCAGATTCCAGCCCATGCAGGAGGAAACTTTTTCCGCAGCGACGTAATCAGATCAAAATCAAGAACGACCAACGACTTGTGGACGACGCCCTCGGCATTGTACCGAGGCTGAGACGTCATCAGTAGTCGATTGTCGAACACGACAGCAGAACTGGCCCACAGCAGATCGGTCTGATCATTATCGATGATGTTCAGAACCTCGTTGCTGATCGGGGTATTTCCCCAATCGTTGAACGAACGTCTGGCGATAATGAACGAGCGAACACCATCGACTGCACGATAGAAAACATCACCGTTGACCGTGATGGCTGAACGCGCACCCAACGCTCCACTGGTCAGCAAGCTAATGGCTTGAATCGGATAGTTCAGATTCTTCCAGACATCACGATCAACCGGAGCGTTTATGCTGAAAACGTATCGTGGCGTGAAGATGAGAAGCGGTCCTTGCCCCAGCGACGTATCTGGATTGCCGGGGACGGCCATTGCTGTGATGCCTCCTGAATCCGACGGAACCGCAAAGTCACCGCCTTCATTGAGGAAGGTGTTCTCGGTTTCCTTGAGAACGCTGGCTCGCGTACCGTCTCCATAAACGATGTCGGTTGCTCGGAATGAGAATCCATTTGCAAGAGCGTACCAGATACGTCCATTGACGTAGGCCATTACTCTACCGCACTTGATTTCATCGATGGTTGCGCGACGCAGGTTTGATCCGTTGAAGATCAGCGGTGCGCTCTGTCCATCCTGAATGACGACGAAGTTCTCGGCTTGAACCATCCATCCGTCGAGTATGTTCGATGGATTCTCAAGATCGGGCGTAGCCGAAAGGTTCTGAACGCTGTTCTGAAGGCAGTCGTAAAGCCACACTTTACCACTGATCAACATCAGGATGAACGTCGCCCCATTGTCCCCGATGTACGGAAGCGCACACTGGAACACGCCGGTCAGTCCGCTTGAGCTGTAGCATTCTTCTGAGTATCCATCAGCCGTGACGTTCGTTTGATCCGCAGTGACGAGCGTGTTATCGGCGGTAATCGAAAGGCACGTTTCGTAATCCTTTTGGATGAAACCCGGTCGAGGAGAAGCAAAGCTTTGCCGGAAGCTGGCATTCACCGCAAACGCCACCTGATTCTTGTCCACTTCAGACGGCATCACACCTGAGTCAACGCCACCCTCAAAGGTGACAGACCCATCCGTGTACCTCCGTGGTGCGCGTTCGCTCATGGTTTAAGCCTGAATCCGCTGAACGGAGAATGAAGAGCCGCTGTCAACAATCAGCGTCTGCGTAGTTCCAACAATTATTTCATAATAATCGGTAATCGCAGATGCTTGATCAATATACATCAAACTAATCGGATGATATCCACTGCTGGTGACACTAAAAGACTTTGACGACAATACGTTTGAACCAAGTTTTCTAATGTAAATAGTAACGCTTGCAGTAGAAGTATCTGCTACAAGGTTGAAATATGCGTCAATCCTGTAGTATCCGGTGTATGGAACCGTAAATCGACCGCTCGATGCTGTAAATCCTGATGCGCTATCAAGACTGACGTAGGATGCGGACCCGTAAGTCGTTGTGCTGTACGGATTGCTGCCAGCCGTAGGACCAACAATATTCGGAGCGGATGCTCCGGTTCCAGTCACCCTCCGCGTAAACGTGACGTAACTGAACGCTGCCGCAGCCCCCGTGGCGGCGATAGCAATCGTTCCTGCACCCGGAGTAATCGTGATGTTCGACCCTGCGGTAAGGCTAGCCAACGTGTAACCAGTTCCATTGCCAATCAGAAGTTGGCCATTGGTAGGTACGGTTGCTACGTTTGTTCCACCATTGGCAACCGGCAATACTCCGCTGATGTCGCCCACAGGAACCGTTGCTGTAGTCGAAAGAAAACCTGATCCGGCTGACCCTTGAGTCTTAAGATAACCGGATGAAAACGAATTGAGGGCCGTTGCGCTTGCGAGTGCTGCGTCAGGAACTCGAAGAATGTACGTTCCGGCAGATGGCGCGCCGCCTGCAACGCCAGCAGCCCCTGTGGCACCAATCGCACCCGACAGCGTGATAAGCGAGCCAAGTGGAATTACCGTCGTAGGAATCGCATTTGGGACTCCGAGAACACCTGCAAGCGGGTTTTGAAGGGTTACCAGCAAGCCGTCTACCGATGTAACCTGCAAGTAGCCACATCCCTGAACCGATACAAAAAATTGTCCAGCAACCGACTCTGGAAGAAACGAAGTGTTCGCAACCGCAACGACAACCGATGCTCCAAACGTCGGAACTACAAACGACGCGGTCGTATACGAGAACGCATTTTCTCCGTTCGCGCCGTTTGTTCCGTTAGTACCCGCAGCACCCTGTGGTCCGGGGACGTTCACGACAACCGGAACGGTATCGCAAGGCTGGCAACAGCCGGTTGAAGAAACAAGTTGCGACGGCATATTTTTCCTTTGCCAGACCGTCAAGTCCAGCGAGAACTAATGCAAGGCCAAACTATGCCAGAGCAAGTGTCAGAGCATCCATTGATCGACCACAAGTACGGGATTCGTTCGCCCGTCAAGATTCCAGACCTAGAACTGGAACTCTACGCATTCCGAAATCGACTCCAACCGAATGAGGGCGGACTGGGTACTTTCGATCATTTTCGTAACGCCACGAAAATGTTATGGCCGAAGATGAGCTGGAACCCGTGGCTTGAAGCACAAGTCGAAGGTCTTTGCGAACACGACTACGTCGGATGGGCCGGTTGCGGTGCGAGCGGAAAGACTTTCGGCGCGACGCTCTTTGCGACTGTTTGGTGGTTGGCCAACCCTTCCAAGACAACCGTTGTTCTCACGTCTACGACGGCAAAGATGATCCGAAAGCGTATGTGGGCCAATCTTCAGGATCTTGTTCGGAAATCACGCGGATTCCCCGGAAACATGGTCGATTCGAAGATGAGTCTTCAAGCCATCAAAGGCGACGACCGACACTCCATTTCTGCTATCGCCGTCGCCGAGGGCAACACATCGAAGGCTGTAGCCAACATTCAGGGCATCCACGCCGAGCGTGTGATGGTTATTATCGATGAAGCTACGGATACGCCTGAAGCGGCTTTCGAAGCGTGTACGAACCTTTCTAAGGGTTGCCGCGAGTTCAAGATGTTGGTCATCGGAAACCCTGCCTCAAAGTTTGATCCGCATGGACGCTTCTGCACACCGGCAAAAGGCTGGCGCAGCGTAACGATTGAAGACCAGCATTGGCTAACAGAACGCGGGATGTGCCGACGCTTTGACGGCATGAAGTCGCCGAACATAAGCGAAGGTCGAACGAAGTATCCGTACCTCATTACTCAGGATCAGGTCTTGTCGGCTATGCGACATGAGGGCGAGCAAAGCCCTACGTTTTGGAAGTACACACGCGGATTCTGGTCGCCGGACGGCATGGTCAAGACGGTCTTGTCCGAATCGCTGATTGAGACGCACACACCTACAAAAAGTTTGGTGTTTACGACCAATGTCCAAATCGTTGCCGGTCTTGATCCGGGCTTTGGCGGCGACAGATGTATCCTTCGCTTTGCCAAAGTTGGCACCGCAAACGACAAGGTCAGCATACTTTTTCAGGACATCATCCACATATCCGTCAACGCTCAGCTAACGGAGCCGGTGCATTACCAGATAGCCAATCGGGTTAAAGAAGAATGCAACAAGCGCGGCGTTCCACCGGACAAGTTTGGTCTGGATTCAAGCGGTGAAGGCGGTGGGTTGGCCGACATCTTGACCCGCGAATGGGGTGTAATTCATCGCGTTGAGTTCGGTGGCTCGCCATCAACGATTCCTGTCAGCGACGAGGACAGTAGGCCATGCAATGAGGCTTACGATAGAAAGGTAACGGAACTCTGGTTCTCGATGCGTAAATGGGCCGTTGAGGAGCGTTTAGGAGGCATGGACATCGAGACGTTGCAGGAGTTCTGCGCCCGTATGTTCGATGATTCCAAGCGGAAGATATCGGTCGAATCCAAGACCGTGATGAAGCAACGGACAGGAAAATCGCCTGATTTGGCCGACGCTGCTGTAGTCTTGCTTGATCTAGTCCGCAAAACTGCTGTTTTAGAGCCGCGCTTTACGAAGATGGATAAGGTCTGGGAAAAGCTAGTGAAGGACGCAGATTCAATTTACTACGACGAAACGATTGAAGCATGAGCAAAACCACTGGTTACAAAGTTTTGAACGAACACATGGTCATCCCCGGCGGATGGCATTACCGCATTCCTGAGACTGGGATTGAAGTACCCGGAGGATCATGGGCGCAGCTCCATGAGTTTGTTCGCAATCACTACACGGCAAACGCGATTCAAATCCCGAGCAACCTTGACGATTTAATCACCGAATATGCGTGTCGTAACGGTGCCGATTGCTCTTACAACGAAGTTAATGTTCCCAAGCCAGAGGGACGTAAATCGCTTCAGATCGGGGACGTCATCCGATTCAGCATGAGTCTTCTCCACGGACTTACGGTTGGCGGCGGTAAGGTGGATCAGGCGGAAGCAAATCGACGCGCAAGCATCTGCTCGACCTGCGTTTACAATCGAAAGCCACTTGGATGCACCGGATGCAACGCCCGTGTGCTAAAGGATGCTGTCAAAACTTTCTCTCAACACGGCAGTACTCCAGTAGACGAAAACCTGCAAAGCTGCGAGTTTTGCGGTTGCTTTATCAGAAGCATGGTTTGGTTTCCCATTGAAACCCTTCATAAATTCTCGGACGCTACAGAGAACGAAAACCTTCCGGCTCACTGCTGGAAAAAACGACCATGTACGGAAACCTAGCCCAACTGCCGCTTGAAACTATCAACGAAGACGGCAAAGCGCCTGAAACGCGCATAGCCGACGCGGCATCCGCTCGCGAAATCTTCCAGAAGCTTATCATGGCCGATGAGCTGCGTAATAGTACGCGAGCCAAGCTGCGCGGTCTGGTCGATGGAAATCCTCCGTACAATCCAGCAGAACTGCGCCGCAACAACCAAGCGTTCCGCACCAACGTCAACTTCCGTGAGTCGGAAGCGTTCCTCACGCTGGCAATGTCAGCCTTCTACGACGTGTTCGCCGAGGTTCCGACCTACACAAACATTCGTACCGCGTACGGTAATGACATGGATAAGCGGGAGGAATGGTCGAAGATCATCACCGAGGAGTTTGATCGGCTCCAGAAGCTCGACAAGGACTTCGATTACATCATGCAGCTCTCGCAGCGTGAGATGGTCCTCATTGGCGATGGTCCGCTGATCTTCGAGGACAATACCAACTGGCGCTGCAAAGCCATCATGGCGACGGATCTGCTTGTCCCAGACGGCACCAAGTCAAACGTAAGCGACTGGAAGGTGGCCTGCGTCCGCACGCGCATGGGCGTGGATGATCTGTTCGAGAAGATCCAAGACGAAAAGGCGGCAAAAGCTTCCGGTTGGGATGTTGATTATGTCCGCCAGCGCATTCGTGCGGCGATGCCCGAGCCGTATCGCTCCGGTGTGCAGTACGACTGGGAGTTCTTCCAGAAGCAGCTTCGCTCAAACGACATCACGTTTTCCGCTCGTTCCGAGGTCGTGTTGATGTGCCACGTTTTCTACAAGGAATTCGATGGTCAGATCAGCCATGTAATCATCGACGAACGCGACAGCGAGAGCTTCATGTATCGCAAGCTTCGCCGGTTCAGCCGATGGGAGCAGGTCATTCATCCGATGTACTACGACCGTGGCGACGGCGAACATCACGGTGTAAAGGGCTTGGGCATCAAGATGCTTCAGCCGATGGAGCTAAAGAATCGTCTTCGCTGCTCAATGGTAGATAGCGCGTTTGCGAGGACTCAGATTCTATTCCGACCCCTGAACGCCAATGCGCTAAGCAAGACAAGCGTCGTACAGCAAGGACCGTATGCCATTCTTCCGCCAGATTACGAAGTCGTTCAGCAGAATATTGCTGGAGTTCTGGATGCTCCAATGGCGGTCAATGCGGACCTTGAAAATGTTCTTCAAGGCAATCTCTCTCAGTATCGCCAATCGCTCAACAAGCCGCAGGGCAACCCCCGTACAGCGACGGAAGTCCAAGCAATCGTCTCGCAGCAGTCCGCCATCGGTAAGACGCAGTTGAGCCGGTATTACACTCAGCTCGATTCCTTCTTTGAGGAACGGTACAACCGCGCTTCGAATCCTAATCTGAACCCGATTACGAAGTCCGATAAGGACGCCATCGAGTTCCAGCGCCGATGCAAAGAACGTGGCGTTCCCGTGCAGGCGATGATCGACATCGACTACGTTGAGGCGACTAGGACTGTGGGCCAAGGTTCACAGTTCGCTAAGCAACAACTCCTCGGTTCGCTTCTACAGTTGTCCGGTTCGCTTCCAGAGGGCGGCAAAATTAACCTGCTCAAGGACTATATTGCCGCACAGGTTGGCCAACAGATGGTGGATCGTTATCTGCCCTCTCAGCTCCAGTCGTCTCGTACGCAGGATCAAGCCGCTCTGGCCGTTCTCGAACACGCCTCGCTGCGTCAGGGCAATATGCCGCTCGTCACCGATACGCAGAATCAGATCATCCACATCGAGACTCACCTTGGCGCGGCGAATGAAGCGGCGTCATCGCTTCAAGGTGGCGGAAACCCAGAGGAAATCATGCTCTTCATGCAGGGTATTGGTCAGCATGTTCAGCAGCACATCCAGAGGCTCGCAACCGATCCGTCGCGCAAGCAGCAGGTCGATGCGTACGTCCAGCAGCTCGGAATGCTCGGGCAGACCGTTGAGCAGCTTGGTCAGATGCTCCAAGAGCAGCAGCAAGCGATGGCTCAGCAGCAGCAAGCTCAGGCAATTCAGCAAGGCTCCGATCCTCGTACTGCTGTGATGAACGCGGAGGTTCAGGCGAAAATCGCTCGCCAGAACGCCGAGACTATGGCCAACATCCAGCGTCAGAACACGAAGGCGATGGCAGATTTGTCGCGCCGGAATGCGAAGACAACCGCTGATATTCAACGTGCGAATGCAACTGCGGAATCCAACTTGTCGCGTCAGGGATAAAATATGGAAAACGAACAAAATGTCGCTCAATTCATCGCCGATCAGTTCCCTAAAATGGGAGGATGGTGCGATCCGAAAAAGGGGCTTGAAATTGCCAAGCTTGTCCTCGAATCAAAGCCTCAAAGGATTGCTGAAGTAGGCGTTTTTGAAGGCAAGTCAACGCTTGCTCTGGCCTACGCATGCAAGCTCAACGGAAGCGGAACCGTTTACGCCATCGACTCTTGGAAGAAAGAGGACTGTATCGATGACGAGTCTACTGCGAATCAAGAGTGGTGGGCTACGCTTGATCTGGACAGGCACTACGAGGCTTTTGTTGGACACACAGTTCGCGCTGGAGTCGTGAAGAACATTCAGTTCTGCCGTATGTCTTCGTGGGACGCTTCACGATTTCTGCCGGAAATGGACATGGTTCACATCGATGCCAATCACGCCGAATGGCCGTCTACGAGCGATGTCGTTAACTGGCTCCCAAAGCTAAAGGTTGGCGGATATCTCGTCATGGACGATGTGAACTGGGATTCAACTCAGACAGCCCTCAAGTTCGTCCTCAAGCGTTGCGAATTTATTTCGCGATTTGACCTTAACGAGAGCGTATTTGCCATCTATCGAAAGTTAAAGTAACCCCGTGGAAACGGTCGTTATCACAGTGCGAGGTTCTTCTCGCATCCCGCGCTTAAAAGAAAACCTTGAATCCGCTGGAATCAATAGCTATCGGATTTTCTATGGTCTTGATGGGAAGAAGTCTGGGCTAAAGGCCAGCATTCCGTACGAGGTCGATAACCCCGGCTCTGGATACACAATCTGCCACAAGCATGTCGGATGCACGATGTCGCATTGGATGCTCTGGAACGCCCTAGAGTTTGATCCAAACACTCCTGAGATGGTCATGGTGCTTGAGGATGACATCTTGTTCAGGCCGAACTGGCGCGAGACGGTTGAACGCGCTCTAACCAAGCTTCCTGAGAACTGGGATTTGCTCTATCCCGGCTCATGCTGCGTTCACGGCAAGATTAGCCGTGAGTATGATTCCAATCTGTTCGAGGGGATGCCGCTCTGCACCCACTGCTACGTTGTCCGAAAGAAGGCGCTGAAGACGTTGATCGAGACGAACGAGAAAATTTACGCTCCGATTGATTTGCAGATGTATTTCAACAGCAAGCATCACCTCAACTGCTTCACAATTTTCCCGCGTGTCGCCGACCAAGAGGGAATGAATTTAGCCGACTAAAACTATGGGTTCACCATTCAACGGAGACACATTCATTGAGCAGGAGTTCCTTTACCTCAAGGAACGCTTCGAGCTGACGACTGCGGTCGAAACAGGAACGCACGAAGGTGATACGACCATCTGGTTGGCCAAGAACTTCCTGAAGACGGTTTCCTGCGAACTCGACAATGATCGGGTTGAGAAGGCGAAGGAACGGTTCAAGCGCGAGAATGTCTACGTCGAGATGTTCGAAGGCAGCAGCGATGCCTGCATGAACTGGTTCATCCCGCATCACGGGGTTGGACACGACACAATCTTCTTCCTCGACGCGCATTGGAACGACTATCTACCGCTTCTCGAAGAGCTTGAGGCAATCAATCGGTTCGATATTCATCCAGTCATCGCAATCCACGACTTCAAAGAACCCACTGGACAACTTGGGTACGACGCTTACAAAGAGCATGAAATATGTTTTGGATACGTTAAAGAGAAGCTAGACGCTATTTATAGGGCTAAAACTTTAACTCAGCGTTATGGCTATAGCTACTACTACAATCATCCGAGCCGATGCACAGGTGCGCGACGTGGCATCATCTACATCCTTCCAAACCGATGAAAGTTGATTTCGAGAATACACCGACCTTCATCGTCTCAAAACCTGAGGGCGAAAAAGAGAAGCGGTGCATCAGATACATGAAGTCATTCGGAATCGATGCGGTTCCGATTTACGGCTTTCGTTCGCATAACTGCGGCATTTCAACCGACTACTATCACACTCGCGAGAAGGAGAAGGCGAAGTGCAAGACCATCGTCGCCGGACTTAGTCACTTCTCCGTCTGGTCGGCCATCAAGTGGATGGTTGAATCGAAGGTAACCGATCATCGCACCTTCTTGATCGTCGAGGATGACGTTGAGTTTCTTGACGAGAACTGGAAAGCAAAGGCCAATGACAACCTTCAGTTCCTTCCGAATGATTGGCACGTCGTCTACCTCGGAAGTTGCTGCACCGACCCCATCGAAGACCACGGTTACATCGCATCAAACCTCTACAAACTGGTGAGAGGCATGTGTACCCACGCATATCTTGTAAATTACGAGGGCGTTTGTAAGCTCCTCGAAACGAATCAAAAGGTCTGGGCACCAATCGACATCCAGATGCTGGTCGATTCAATGCCAAGGATGAACTTCTACGGGGTTCTTCCAAGGTTAGCTACGCAGGAGAACACAAACTTGTATCCATGATGAAAGACATAATCCGAAGCCTGTCCCTTAAAGCTCTCAAACGATTTGCAACGGGTGGCGATGGTCCTGCGGATCTTCTTCAGGAAATCGAAGACCTTCGCAAAACGCTTGAGATTCGAACCAAAGAACATGACGAGCATCTGACCGAGGTCCGCGAGGAGCGCGATCATTGGCTCGCCCTCTACGATGAAATCAAATTCGCTGCCGAGTTTCTAATGAGCTACGCAAAAAATGACGTCCCCAAGCTGAGTGAACAAACCGATTGGGAGACTGGCAAAATCGTCCTGCCGCAGGAAACGGGGACGTACTACTTCAACCCGGCAATCATGCTCGAACCAGATGGTCGCATCATGCTTTTTGCCCGTCGCTGCCGTAACAAGCGCGAGAAGGACGAGGATGTCTACATCGAGAAGAACGACATCGTCATCTTCGAGCTGAGTCAGGATCTTCGCGCCACAAAGAAGTCTTTGACCCAGTTAATCTCCCATTATCCCCTCGAACAGTTCGAAGACCCTCGCGTCCTAAAATTCGGCGACAAGTACGGTCTTGCGTGCTGCACATTCGTCCCGTTCAAGAGCTACGCGCACCAAGGAATGTTCCTTCTGGACAAGCATTTCCTGAACGTAGGCCGTTTCGACATGATCTACGGCAACAACTACGCGCAGGCCATGATCAACGATGGGCATGAGAAGAACTGGCTCTACTTCGTCCACGATAACGCGCCACACATGGTGTATTCGGCCAATCCACACGTCGTTGTACGCCTTAATGGGCGTTTAGAGAAGGAGGAGGAGTACGTCACCGACGAGTTCAATCCGCTCTGGAAGTTTGGCGAGGTGCGCGGAGGCTCCAATCCGATCCTATGCGACGGCTTGTACTGGACCTTCTTCCATAGCTCGCTGCCGTGGATCAACAAGAAGCGCCGTTACTACATGGGTGCCTACGCTTTTGAAGCGAAGCCGCCTTTCCGCATTGTCCGAATGACGACGCTGCCGCTTCTGACTGGAACGAATCAGCAGGATTGGTGGCCGGGATTGCCTGCGGTCGTCTTCCCATGCGGCGCATTCTTCGATAGCGCAAAGAATAAGTTCGTCGTCTCGTACGGAATCAACGACATAGACTGCGGTTACATCAAGATTCCGTTGGCCGACTTGCTTGAGGTGACGAAGGTGATTCGACCCAAGCGTGACGTCGTCAACAAAGAGAACCCAATCAAACTCGACGAAGTTCTCGATCCAATTCCGCAGAGACATAAACTAAAACGAAACAAGAAATCAAAGTATGATGAACTGGCTAAGAGGCTCGACGAAGAACCGCAAGGAGATGGCGAAAAGCCTGATGGACTTGCCTGAGGTAGACATTCTCGAATGGACAACGGCTGGCCAACAGGGCGAACTTGCGCTTATTTTACGAAATCCGATTCTTCGGATGGCTTTACGCATCGTGGCTGAGTCGATGCCGGTGCCTATGCCCTCCCAAGGAAGCAAGGAATCGGACATTGTTTTCGCTGCTGGCGTGACTGCTGGCTACGCGCATTGTCTTGAAAACATTCGAAAACTTGCAGTAACCGACACAACGAGAGAACCTGAAGCAACATTTGAAAAACAATACTAACATTTTATGGAAGAACCACTGAACTCACCGACCGTTAACTCCGCGCAAACGCCTGATTTCGAAAGCTCCTTCATCGAATCTTTCAAGGCTAACACTCTTGAGGATGCCGCCGCTGGAGAGGCTAGTGCAAAAGCTTCGCAAGTAACCGAGGAGCCTAAGCAGAAGAAGCAAACGCAGCCTAAGTCCGAAGCGAATACCAAGCTCAGCAAGTCTGAGATGGATATCGAGCGGATGTTCAGTCCGAAGGAGAAGGCTCCAGCTACCGAGGATTCCTCGGCTACTGATGACTCTGGCATCCCTGAGTCGATCAAGTCTACGAAGGCCGCTGATGCTTTCCGCAAGATCAAGGAAGAGAAGGCGCAGTTGGCCAAGCAGCTTGAGGAGATGAAGTCTGGCAAGGTTGCCAATCCGAACTTAGAAGCTCAGCTCAAGACTTTGCAGGAGGAGCGCGACACGCTTTCCGAACGTGTTCGACTCCTCGACATTGAGCGCCACCCCAACTTCGTCAAAAAGTACGAAGCCAAGATTACCGGCGTGTTCGACTCGATGAAATCTGTCGTTGGCACGGATGGCGACAGGCTTGTTGGCCTACTCAAGTCCCCTGAGAACGATTATCGCAACTCGCAGATCGACGACATCGTTGAGGGTCTTTCGCCCTCTAAGAAGGCGAAGCTTGGCGCTTTAATCGTCAAGTACGACGAGATTAACGGCGAGAAGTCTGCGGAGATGTCCGAAGCGAAGTCCGACTACGACTCGATCATTTCGAAGTACCAGCAGGACAACGAGGAAGGCACTCGCGCTGCATTGGAGTCGGCCAATAAAACATGGACAAAGGTCAGCGAGAATGCGCGTGCGCTGGAAATCTTTGAGCCGCGTGAGAACGACGACGAATGGAACACGGAACTGACTGGCCGACTTAGCCTCGCCCAACAGATCTTCAATGGCGAGAACAGCGAAGAAGACCTCGCCAAAGCCGCTCTATGGGCCGCTGCCGCGCCGAAATACCGCGAGCTTCTCTACTCTCAGGTTGAAGTAAACAAGCGCCTACAAGCCGAACTAGCGAAGTATCGAGGCAGTGAACCCGGTGTTAGCTCGAAAGCAACAGCAGGCGGCTCCCGTGCATCAAGTGCGAATGGGTCGAAGAGCGAGGACTTCGTCACGAACGTCCTGAAGTCGTTAGGACGCTAACCTTACGCGTAGAAACAATTATCCCCCGATTGGTTTCATTACCAGCGGGGGATTTTGCTTTGAATCATTTACGATACGGACCACTGCCACCTTTATAAGGACCGCTTCCACTTGGAGCAGGCTTAACCGGAGGCTTCGGCGGAGGAGACTGCTTGTAAGGTCCGCTGCCACTCCCCTTAACAGACGGTGAACCTTTGTACGGTGCGTTATTGCTCATTTGTCCTTTGGTAGTGCATACCAGCCTTCGTGGATGATGATGCGGTTATTACTACGCACCGTTTTGCCTTCGGCGTCAACCACCCAAACCTTAGCCTTAACGCTCTGTGCGAGGCGCACAGGCTCACCGTGGGGGACGTAAATCACCCGGCTCGCGCAGCTCACGCTCATGCTCATCAATGCGAGCAAGCAGATCGCGCTTAAGATCGGGTTGTTTTTTCGCATCTTCGCTTGTGACATCCTGCTTCGTCAGCGCGTGAAGCCAGATAACCAGCTTCATCACCAAGTCGGCCAAGAAGTTCATTCAGTTTTGGCGACGTCGGGCGCAGCCTTCGCGGCCTTCTTGTTGTTGTAAACAGACCAGCCAACGCCAGCGATGCTTACGACAGCGCCTACGAGTTCAGCGAGTTGATCAGCACTGGCCAATCCTTTGGCGACGAGGAAACCACCGGCAGCGGTCAAGATGTGGCGGACAAGAGAGGCGAGATTAGGATTCATTTTTCTGTTTTTAGTTTGCGATACAGTTCGAGTGCTTTGACGGCGCAAGTTAGAAGCGCGGCGAATGCGCCAAGAGCTAACGACGCAGTCTTGAGATGAGGATCTGAAAATACCGCGTTCCCCAGAATACCGATGATCGGACCACCGACGCCGATTGAGATGTCTCTAATAAAAGCGTGGTGGTCCGTCATCGTGATGGTTAGTTAGCGAGCGGAGCCTCTGCAAGCGAATCAGCCGTTGCAACAACCGGCACCGGATTCGCCAGCTTGTAAGCCGCGACAACCGCCGAGGTCCACAGAGCGTTCGCAATATTCACCACTTCGACCGGCTGACCAGTAAGGTCGTCACCGGGGTTGAGCGTGTACTGCGAGACAATCTCAGAACCCACAACCGCGCCGTCGCTGTCGTAATCGATTCCGGTCGTAACGAACAGCGAGTTGTTCTGATTGCACTGCACTGCGACAATATCAACTGGTACGATCATTGGATGGTGGGGCTAGGGGTTTTGCTTGCGGCGTAGGCTGCGACAGCGGCGGGAGTCCAGACGGCGTTGGCAATCGCTACAACCTGCTCAGGTTGACCCGTAAGGTCAGAGCCGGGAGCGAGACAGTAGCGGCGGAAGGTGGAGGCTTTGACAGCTTCGCCATCGACGATCTGATCGGATAGCCGAACCTGAAGCGTCGTGTTAGGAAGAACCTCGCAAAGCGAGAAAATGGTGCGTTCTGTTAGCATGGGATTAGACGGTGTAGGTGAAGCTAATCTGAATACTGGTTCCGTTACTAAAATTAGAATTAGTTATATCTGTAGGTGAACCAGCCTCTGATATTTGCTCCAAATTAATTGATGTTGAGCTTACTCCTCCGTACCCTTGAAAAGATCCAGTGTAGGAAACTCCATTAAACCTGAAACTGGCTGCTTGTTGTGAATCGTTTCCGCTTGCGATTGAAAAAGGAAGTCCGGTTATAGCGGCTGCTCCAGTAGACGATCCTTTGTTTGAAAGTTCAAGACGGCCGCAAACAGTAACCTGTCTTCCAATCTTTGTGTATCGTCCAGTATTTAAGGCTGTAGTTAGCCCTGTGTTTCCACCACCAAACGTCAGTCCAATCGTCCACGTACCCTCCTCGTAATCGTTCAGTACGTTCCCAGTCGCCGTTCCGGTTCCGCCGGTAACAGCGGAGAAGTCGATGCCTTTGCCGGAGGTGGACATTACTAGGTTTCCGTTTGCCAGAGACAAGTTCCCCGACGGAGCCAGCGTCAGACCCAACGTTGAACCTGTCGGGTAAAAAGCAAAACCACCTGCGCTGCGGTTGACAATTTCGTAAGGGTTTGTGTTGCCGGGTTGAATATTTAACGCTTGGGATGTGTGAATCTCGACACCACCCTCCACTCGCAGCTTGGATGAGTATACTGGAGCGACTACTGTACCAATACCCACCGCATTGTTCGTCGAATCAACCTTCAACACGTTTGTGTCCACCGTCAGATCGCCAGTGATCGTTGCGGAGCCAGCGGTAACGAGTCCGGCAACGGTCAGCGCATCGGTTGTCTTGTTGTAAACCAGACCTGCATCGCCTGCCAGATTCGTTCCGCCATCATTGAAGATGACCTGAGTCGTCGCACCGGGAAGACCAACGCCGCCTCCAAGAGCCGTGTATAGCTCCGTAAAGTTCTGGTTGGTGTAATCGAACGAAGTCCGCAGCGGCGTCCCCGTTCCGTCGTTCGGCGATGCGCCGATATTGATGGTTTGCTTTGACATATATGACTAAATGAATGTTTCGTTGACCTACAGAAATTCGGTCATGTCCGCCGTGATGATCGTCACGTCCGCGCTTATCACCGTGTTATCCGCCGTGATATCCGCCGTTCCGCCAAGCGTCGCCGCCTCCCAGAGTAGGCCAATCTCCAGCAGAATGCGTTCACGCGGACTCATGCACGAAGCTCCCTGAGCCTCCGCAATTAGTGTGGCCGCATCGGCGCAAGAAATGTTTGCCATGATATTTTAGAACGGATGCGAAGTGATGAACCAAGCCGTACCGTTCGAAATGATGGTAATCGAATTCCATTGCGGGGACAGCACATGTGTGGCCGCTCCGTCAATCGTCTCGGACGCGTACGCATCGACCGTCACCGTATTCGCGCCAGCATTGATGCGCTTGAAAACGTAGATACGACCAGCAGCCAACGCCGCCGGGGGCAATGTCAGCGTAATCGCTCCTGCCGTGGCATCGCAGACCAAGAAGTAATCGCCGCTCACCACGCTGCCGCTCGTCGTCACCGACCGATACGCACCGCGTGTCGCGCCGCCGCCCTGAAGATACGTCGCAATGCGGTTCTCCAGCGCCAGCTTGGCCAACTCAACCTCCCACGGTGAGCGACATCCCAGCGACGCCGCCTCGTTGATGAGCGTTGCCGCCTCGTCGCATGTGATGTTTGGCATATCGTTCTATTGGAAAATCGGTTATCGTGCCATCGGACCAGCGCCGCGCTGCATCACCTCGGCGATAAAACCACCGCCGCCGGGAGCCTCGCCCTCCTCTACCTCCATCTCCTCCTCCTCACCGCGCTCGGCCAGCTTCTTGCCCTTGGATTTCTTCTCGTATCCGGGAATGGCCACACCATCAATCTCGATGACCTCCGCCTTACCGCCCTTACCAAGAACGATAGTCGCCATAGTCTGGAACGCTTCGCCCTCCGCAAGGTTCTCGGGGATTTCTACGCCTTTTGGAATCGTGAATGACGGCATATGGGGAGCATTACGCGACCCATTGGGATGTCAATGTCTAAGCGATAACGGGCAATAAAAAACCCGCCACTAACTTTTCGGGCCAGTGACGGGGTGCCTCGTTGTGAGGCGATTTACAAGACATTCAACCTATTGATTCAACCGAGGCAACGATGTCGCAAAACAAAAAACCCGCAAGCATTTTCACGCCTGCGGATCTTTCGCATGAACCTCTGATCGATTACGAGCAGATGATTTGAGTCAGCGCGCCGGTGCAACGACGGAAGATGATCGTCATTCCTTGGTTGGTGAATATTGGTTCCGAAGCGTGAACGAACTCAGCATAATGCTGACCCTTCTTCTCCAGCGGATCGGCGCAATCCACATCGAGCTTGTAGGCACCCGTCACCCACTGCCACTCGCCCATGTAGTTGGTCGGCATCCAGCTAAGATCGCCAACCCGATTCACGGGCCGCACGATGTGGCTCTTGAACACATACGGAGTCACGATGAACGCAGCCTCGTACGGAGCAGTCGTCCAGCTCGAATTGACGCTGAACACAGTACCCTTCGTTCCGCTCGCACTGGTGAACGGCTGCACCAGCGTGTACTTGCCGCCAGCATAGGTGAAGCGGGGCGGAAACAGATTCGGCACATGGCGATAGTTCTTAATCACCCGGTTCGCACCGATCCGCTTGAGCAACTCCGCACCAGCGCCACTGCCCTGATCAGCGAAGCGCAAGTCATCGCGGAACGCGGGGTTGTTTTGAGCGATACGCTGCGAAGCCTCCAAGCCGATATATAGCGGAAATACCGGACCATCGCTGCTGTACGAGATGAAGCCAGAGCTATCAGGATTCGTCGCACCGTTACGAATCAGCGTAGCAGCCGCGACATCGAGCATCTCCTGAGTCAACTCAGAGGTGGACTGATTGAGCGCCTGACCAGCCGATCCGGTCTGAATCCACGGGAACTCATTCACGCCAGAGGGAATCGTCTCGACCTGAGTAAAGGACGAGTCGGCCACTGCCTTGATGGCGAACTTGGCGAAGGTGTTCTGATAGCGAGTCTCCCATGAACGCTGTGCGCGGATCGAGAGCTTCTCCAAGTACACGCGCAAGAACGCCTCGACGCGATGGTCGAAGGTCAGATCGTCCTTACACAGGAGCGGACCTTTGAGGGCGAAACGCTCAGGACTCCAAGTAACGGCATTATAGCCGACCGGAACCTCGCTGTAAGTGACATCGCAAGCGCCACCGTTCTCGCCACTGGCGAGCGTGATAGCCGACCACTCCTCAGCCGCAGTCGGCTCGATGGAAGTGGTGGTGAACGAGGTCTGGGTCAAGCCAGTACCTTGAGGATACTCTCCGCGCTCAATCATATTGAGCCACATCGAGCGATACGAGGCGCGTTTATAAACGTCCTGCGCGAGCGACTCAGTCGCTACGGCGAAGGCGTTGAAGACATTGGGACAAGCCATATTGAGAAAAAATTAAACCGACGTTATCTGCATTTGGTAGGCCATTCTATCCATCCATCAAACGATGGCGGATCGGACCTACGCGCTGACCGATGCGGAGCGTCATTGCCGCTTAGACAGTTTTGCGATGGCTGACCAAGCCTCCGCCTTGCTTAGGGTCGATAAACCGGACTGAGACACACTGGTGCGCCTTTAGCAATCAGAATAAGTCTTGATCGGGAATGCCGTCGATGAGTTCGCTTTGCTCGGCAATGTACGTTTTGTATCCCTTGATGATCGTTCCGATTCTGTGCGGCTGGATGATATGCTCCTTCGCGATGAATCCCCTGAACGTATACGGACCGGGGAATTGACCGGTCATCAGAGCGTAGAAATCCACGCCGTCGGTCTTTGAGCCTTTGCGCGCATCGACCAGTAGCTTCCCATTCTCGTATTTGGTCGTCTTCACATCGATGCGAATGCCCGGAGGGATAGGCGGGATAATCGCGTCGTAGAGCGGGTGCGGAGGTTCGCGATCCGTGTCGATGTCGGGATAGACATTAAATAGCTTACAGAAGGCTATCTCGCCGCATACGCCCTCCAGATCCACCGTCGCAGGGTCATCCGTGCTTATCTTTAAGTTCGTAGTGTTGAAATGACGGTTATTGCCGTTGCGATTCTTGGCTACGAAGTGGGCCAACTTCCTCTCAGCTTGATTGAGAGAAATAACTTGACCAATTTTAATTTTACTTAACATGGTCAAAAAGACGGAAAATTTTTGAGGGGGGTATCGTAAACGAAGCCACCCCGCAAAGGGGGTGCCAGGTCTTACGTCAACTTTCGTGCCAATCCTAGGAAAAACAATCCTTTTACCCCTAGGACATAGAATGTCCGCCTATAGTCTGATAATATGCATTATCGGACTGTAGCGCCGGCGCTGTCTCCGTGGACTACAACCTCCGTGAACCGGTCCGGCATCGATCCTAACAGATTAATGGACACGCTGGTCGCTTCTCCGGCTTCACTCCATCCGAACACAAGCGCGCTACGCTTAGCTACGCTGTTCAGTATCGTCTCGCGAGTTGCCTCGTCCTTGATGCCATCTAGATCATAAGAGTCAACGCGCTCAAGCGTAGAAGCGGCGTCTGCGGCGAGCTTCGAACGCACCAAAGCCGATAGACTTTCTAGGCTCTGGGTTTTCTTTTCAATGCAAACCGTTTGCATTTGCCTCCTTAACTTCGTCAATCCCGTTCGACTTGCTTTGGTTTGCACCGTTTCAACGCATAGCTTCAAATCGACTGCAATCGTCGATAGTTCCTCACCGGATAGGTATCGGGCTTTAACTTCGTCCCAGACTTCGCTTGGCTTCGCCATGCATGACGCATAGCGGCTTTGCCTGCGGCTTTCAACCTTTGGCTTGTGACGGTCCGTTTTCCCTTTCGCCAATCGCCCATTCTCAAATTTATTTTCCCTCATTCCGCCCAATGAATCCGCCCCTTTCGCCCCGCTTTAAAAATTAATTTGTTTTTTTCTTTGACTCTCTCCCCTCTCTCCCCTAGTCTGTACCCATGAAAGAAAAGCAAGCCGTTCGTCAAGTCCTGATCCAAGCGGAAAGCGCGGCAAAAGCCGGTGACTTGAAGCAAGTCGAGAAGCTCTTAAAGCAAGCTCACTCGATTCGTTCCAAAGCCGGTTTACCTAAGCTTTCCGATATCGGCCTGTCTTTCGAATACTTTTGAACCCATGAAACGCATCACTCTCAAACGCATCGCCATTGCAGCTGCAATTGTCACGATCATCCTAATCCAAGCCTATCTAGAAACGTCACTCGGTTTTACTCCTAACCATTGAACCAATGACCTATACTTTTGAAGTATTTGAAAAGCTTCTCAACCGAAACTTTACTATTCGAATGGATTTCAAATCCGATTCTGATTTCAGACTTTACGCTTATTCGATGTATTCGGGCAATTGGAGACTGATTTCTAAGCTTTGATTCCCGATATCCTGCCCCTAGGAAACTATGGGCAGCAATCGGCAATCAAATCCAAATCCAAATAAAATCCCATGTTATCCAAATCCGAAGAAATCCAAATCCTCAGTGATGCCGCAGATAAATTAGGCTCCGGTTCCTACTGCGGCGATTGGCTCCGTGAGCAAATCCCTTTCATCGAATGCGATATCCGAAGCGACTTTCATCCGGGAATTTATGCTTCCGCTTCAATTCGGGAAGCGGGAAAGCGTGCTGAGGTCATCCTTTCAGAAGCAAAACATGCGGCCATGAAATTAGAACGCGATTCAATCGCCCAATCCAAAGCGCGCTTTGACGCTGCGGATAAGGAGCTTATGCGAAAGGTTGACGCTTTCCGTCAAATCCTGCGCGAGTGCGTCAATTCCCTTTGATTCCCCGCGCTTCCCTTCGGGCAACGGTAGGGAATAGCGGTGAATCAAAGCCGATCAAATCCAAATCAAATCCCATGAAGCTATCCGCTCCGTTCCTAATCTCAGCGCGCTTGCTCCCCGCCGTTTCTATCGGCAAAGGAGAAGAGCAAATCACCGTCTCACTGTCCCCGTCCGGCTTTATCCTTGACGGTCCTTTCGGTGAACACCGAGTCACTGATTTGACTCTGCGCGGGAATCCTTCGATGGAATCCGCTTTCGAGACTCTATTGTCCTTCATGACCGCCGCCGCCGAGTCTTTCCGATATCGTGGAATGGACGGGGAAAACGCCGATTTATTCCCCGCGCCAGTCACCGAGGCAATCGCGCAAGTTTCCTCAGAACTCGAAAGCATTTGGTTCGAACTTCACTGCGCCATTGAATCTGAGGAATCACTTGTCACCGAATAAATCCAAATCAAATCCCATGACCATAACCAAATCCGCTCCCCGTTTCCGCTCCCCGTCCATTACGTCTATCGAATCGGCTTTCCCCGGCAAGGGAAAGGAAGCCAAAGCTATCTTCCGAATGCGCCGTTCCGAACTTGAATCGCTCCCCGCCGGTGATGCGCGAGTGCGCGAGTGCTATCATGCGCCCTCAACCTCTGACGTGCGCCTTCATTGCCTTGACGCATTACTGGAAACTTTCGGCATAGAAGCCTTTCAGACTAGAAACGGAACTTGGGTTGAGTACCTGAACATTGGCGACACTTATGCGCCTACAATTGTCCGAATGAATGGACACTATCGAATCGCTTCATGGGGCGACATTGCCGAATCGAACGGCTCGCTTTGATTTCCCGCGCGAGACTATCGGCAACGGTAGCCTCCGGCGGTGAATCATCCCGATTCCCGGTTCAACAAATCCAAATCCAATGAAAACCATAGTCACAGAATTCCAATTCATCGAAGCATTCCGCCTATGCGGCCGCGAAACTCAATTCACCGTCCCCGCACGCCGCGCATTATTCGCGTATTTGGAAGACTACGAAAAGTCAACCTGTTTTGAGTTGGAACTCGATCCTATCGGCATTTGCTGTGAATTCGCGGAACACCCCTCCGCAATCGTCGCGTCCAAAGAACACGGCCAGAGTTTCGAATCTGAATCCGAGGCTTTGGATTGGCTTCAGGACCGCACGCAAGTCGTCCCATTCGACGGCGGAATCGTCATTCAGCAATTCTAATTTATCCCCGCGCATCCAATGAAAATCACAGCAATTTTCCGCGATTTATCGGATCAATTCTGGAATGGCTTTGGAGATTCAATCCCGGCCTTTCCCAATCTTTCACCACTGGCGCAATTCGAACGCGCACAACATCTCGCGCATGAAATGCCGCGCAATGTCTCGGTAAAAATCGGAAACGGCTCTTTCCGCGAAAAAGTAGAATGGAATCAGGCAATGCGCGATACGACGCGAAAGGAGCGAATGACAGCCAAGATTGAGCCGCGCAAAGGCTACCGTCTGATTACCTTCGACATTTAACCCATTCCCCGCGCATCCAATGAATTATTACGTCATGCAAACATCGCTTTCTAGCGGCTCCAAGCCTCAACTTGTCCACTGGTCAAAAACCGAATCGGACGCCGTCGCCTATGCGCGCCAGCAACTTGACCTTTGGCGCGAGGTGGGCGTCCCGAATCCTCCGCGATACGAAGTCCATTATAGCGGCCTACGCGGCTCCGCCCTCTGGTCAAGTCTCGACTAAATGACCCATCCTACGCGCATCATGCCGCAAGGCGTGCTGCGACAGGGTAGGCCACAAGTCCTTCCTCAAATAATCCAATCCAATGAATCCAAAATTGCTCCCCATCATCGAACGCATCATTGCACGCGAGACGATCCTGCTTTCGTTTCACGCTGACCGGCTCCCGCAATCCGCGCTTGCTTACATCCGACAAAATTACCGCATGGACTCGTTCCTATCGGACGAGGAGCAAGACCTCATCGAAACTCTCGCGCCATTCGCGGACGACATAGCAGACTCTTTCCGCGAAGATGAATCGTCGGACGCATCCAAATACCATCTATTTCAGGACGGCTCCCTGTGGCTTAGGACAAACGCGTACAGCAGCATATGGGCGGACGCACGCGACTTTGCCGTCGAAATCCTCCTCCCGCGCATGGAATTATCCCGCATGGACGCGGATCTTCTCCGCGCTATCGACATGGAAGATGCGGTCGAATCCGTTCGCGCCGACTTTTATTCATCCTTCGCGCATATCCTGAACCGCGATTGCGGCATCCCCTATTGCGACGCACGCGAACACTGGAACGCCTATGCGCGCCAGCTATCGGATTCCGCGTGCGAGGCTGTCGTTCTAGGCGGCTCCGAATCAGGACGCAAGGAAGGCGAGCGGTTCGCAGAATCATTCACCGTCAAAGCCTGAACCAATGAAATCCCATACCCCCGGCCCTTGGCTTGTCCGATTCGATGAAGATCGATTCGACTCGAAACTGTCTGTCCTTGAGGTCATCGATGGAAGCGATGCGTCATTGAATCATCCGCAAGGCGAGCTTGTCCTTGCGCGAGTCAACGTAAGCGCCTTCGCGCCTCACATGGACGAACCGCTTGCCAACGCCCATTTAATCGCCTCCGCCCCCGATCTTCTCTCCGCGCTTGAACGCCTCGCGCATCCAATGGCCGACGACGACGACTTGGACTTTGCTCGCGCCGTTATCAGGAAGGCGAAAGGGCTTTGAGCCGCTCCGTTTATCCGGTAAATCGGGGGTGCGCGCATCCGTTCAACGCGTAAACGAGAATAAAATCATGCATCCATTGCTTCTTTCGGCCCTGATTCAGATCGAATCGAACGGAAATGACCTCGCTCGCGGCAAACACGGCGAACTTGGCGCGCTCCAGATTAAGCCGATTATGGTAAGAGATGTTAATCGCATCATGGGGACGCATTACGCGCACACTCAGGTAACGAATCGAGCCGTCGCAACGTTCATTGCCCACGCATACCTAAGCCATTACGGCAAACATCTCAGCGACGAATCGCTCGCAAGGATCTGGCAGGGTGGGCCACGAGCCATCCATCGTTCCTCCTCCCGCGCCTATGGCCGTCGTGTCATGCGAAAACTTTCCTCTCTCGAAACCAGTCAAACAACAGCAAGAAAATGAAACTAACCATTCAATCCCGCGACAACGCCCAGACCATCGTCGATCTGTTCAACGCCATCCTAACCGGCGAGGAGCAAGAACACGGCGCAACCCCGCTCAGCATTTACGACGACAACAAACATATCTGCTCCCTCATCGCGAAGGATGGCACTCAGATCCTTGAACTCATCATCGAACGCGAGGAAGGCGACAAACTCTGCCCCGGTACACCTGATTTGGAGACGCTATGATAACTGGAACAAACGGACCGTACAACGCATACGAAATCTTAGAGTTTGTTGAAAAAAAACATAAGGACGAATCTTTGAAGGCGCGAAATATCCCGCTTGATGAGTTGGCCAAACAACTCGAACTGATGGCCGCTGATTTTCAGAATCCTTTCATCGCATCCGCATCAACCCGTCTCGCGCACGTCGCCGCCGCGCTCACCTGCCTCCAGGACGCGCTTTTCTACGTCCGAATGTACCAGTGCGCGGATACGACCGGCGAGGGCGAGAAACGACGGCAGCAACTCATCGACGATTCGGAGACGATCATCAGCGTCATCCGCACGGGAGGACTGTATCCATGAGCCGCAACCTGTTCGCGAAGCCAGTCTATAAGGTCCAGCTAAGCGGCGCGATTGGCTGGTCCGACATGAAGGAGAAGGTCGTCAGCTACCAGACGGTCGAATTCTCCTCGCGCAAGGACGCGGAACGAGCGGCTCGTGAATTAAATCCCGGCGAGTACACGCAAGGGCGGATTCGCGTCGTGCCGGTCGAACTCAGCGAGGACTACGATGTGTATCCGGTCGTCGAGCGAATCCAATCCTGATAACTTTTCGCCGGATAAAAAGTAGGCCAATAAACCTCATTCGCACCATGCCATTTCATCGATTCGATTCTAGCGCGGACATACGCGAAACCGTCCGTAGAGCCGCAAAACAGCTTACGAACGCTCTACGGGGCATTTCTGATCGATTGCGAGGCATTCCCGCTGCCCTACATGACCGACAAAGCGACAAGAACACTTCACATATCCTTTTCCGAAACGGAAGCGGCACCGCCCCCAAAGGCGGAGCGCAAGCATTCCGTTTTCGGAATAAGCCTCTCCCCTTTTTTAGAAAGGGGAGGCTTATCTTTAGATGAGCTAGGTAGACCAAGGGTAACTTAAAAGGAGCCATTGGTAGATTTACGTTGACTAGACGACAAAAGAGACTTATCTGTTTTCCACCATGAGTTACTTATCAAATGGCTCCACGCTCCGGTCCACGTTTCGAGAAATGCCGCCGAAGAGGCACAATCTGAATTCGGAGAAGTCCGAGTTGTTGGCCTACATTGTCGAGACGATTGGCGGTGGGTTGGTCGAGGCTAATCGGGCGTTTGGCTCGATGCGGAACGTCAAGAGTCAGGTCTTGGTTTTTGATCGAACCCATCGGGTCTGGCATGGCTGCGATTGGAAGCCGTCCGATGAGGAGGCTCAGAAGGATCTTGAGTCGCGCAAGCTCTCGGACCTGCGTCGCGAAATCGCCCAGCTTTGGAAAGCTATCAACGCGCTTCGCAAGGGGAAGCAGCGTAAGAGGAAGCAGAAGGTCGATGACGAGAAGCCTGCCGAGCCGGAGCTGGAACCTGTGGCCGACTCATCCATCGACGACCTTCTCGCCAAGTACCGCAGCCTTTCCGAAACCGACAGTTCAACCGGCAACTAACCCAGAAAAATTATGACCGACCAGAAGATAGAAATCCTATTCGCCAGCATCGAAAAGATGAACAAACGCCTCGGATCAATTGAGGCGATGATGAAATCCACCACCAAGAAGATCAGCGAAATCGAGGATTCGTTCCAATCGGACAGCGACGACAGCGCATGGGAAGGCTTTGGCCCGAAGCCAGAGAAAACGCCCGTCAATCCGAACGCTGAGCAGTACACTTTGGAACTCCATCATGGCCCGTACACGATCTACCGCCACGATGGCGAGTCAGATAAGGAATGGCAGCGGCGCAAGGACCACCTGATGGATCAGCGTATCACGTTCCTCAACGGCAGCGGCCAGAACGGAACGCCGGAGCAGGTGGCCTACCTTCAGAGGATCGAAGAACGCCTCGGTCGAAAAGTTTTTCAATATCCTCTTGCAACGACTTGAGACAACTGCGAAGCTACGTCCGCAACAATGACCAATTTTCTGCAATCAGACTTAGAGCGCGAAGGGAAATCGCGACAGGGCGTTAGTGGATTTTCGCCCGTGACTGAACACCTGATTGCAGTCCCTTTTCAGCGTTCGGGCATAGAGCGGAGCGAGAGGCTTCGACGGGTTTACACATTGGTTCCCCAAGTTAACACCCGAACGCTGTCGATTTTTTCCAAGTGAAAGTTTTTACCGCAAAGGCCACGGCAGAGATGCTCCAGATATGCACCGAAACGCTCCGGCGGATCGTGCGCCATGATGGCGTCCAGCATAGGAGAATTGGCCGACGAATCTTGTTCACCGAGTCCGACATCGCCGCGATTCTAACGAGTCGAGCGACAACCGGAGCTGTGAACCCATACGCAAGAAAAACAAAGAAACAACAAGAGAATACAAATGAGCAGCAACCAATTAGCGACAACGCAAACGCAACCGCCAGTCAGTCCTGACGGAGAGTTTTACTCCCGCATCGGAACATCGCTTGAAGCGGTCAAGGAACTCGGATCGTGGATTGCGCGAAGCGGAGTCTTCAACTGTCAGAAGGACGAGCAAGGCAACATGATCGCCCTTGAATGCCTAGCCACTCGCAAGACTCCGTTCGACTTCAAGCGAGAGTTTCATCTGGTCAACGGCTCGTTGACGATGCGCTCAGACGCCATGCTCGCCGGATATCGGACTCGGGGCGGTAAGGTCATTTGGAAGCAGTTCGATTCGACTGCTGCTATCGGAGTCTGGAAATTCGACGGCAACGAATGCGAAATCGGATTTACGACCGAGGACGCCAAAATCGCAGGATTGCTTCCTGCCAAGGCTGGTTCTGGATGGCAGAAAGATCCGGCAGCTATGCTTCGTGCGCGCTGCATCTCCAAGGCTATTCGAATGCTCGCACCTGAAGTTGTTGCTGGCGTCTATACCCCGGAGGAGGCTGCTGATTTTGCTGCGCCGTCAACACCCACCATCACCGCTACGACGCGCCAGACGGTCAATGTGACGCCGGAACCAGCCTTCTCGCTCGTTGAAAAGCTAGAGCAGATTCTTGAGCCACATTCTGATATCGCCAACGCGTTCCTCGTCAGCAAGAACTTGATCAAGGAAGGCCAGAACTTCCGCGATGTATCCACGAAGGTGGCCAACATGATCGTCGCCGATCCTGACAGCTTCATCTCCAAGGCTAAGACGTTCGCTAACCCGCCCACCGAATGAGCATTCTCAACCAACACGTCAATCTCGACATGCCAGCGGAGAAGTATCACGCCGTTGATGCTCTCTCTAAGTCGATGATGTCCAAGATCCTCAAGTCCCCGGCTCATTACAAAGCCGCACTAGAGGAGCATCAGGAGCCGACGAAGTCGATGCAGATGGGTACGGCGATTCATACCGCTGTGCTGGAGCCGCAACTCTACTCGCAAGTCGTCGCTGTTGTTCCGCCGGACATCGACGGACGTACGAAGGAAGGAAAGCAGTGGAAGGAGCAGCACAAGAGCCGCATCCACCTGACTCACGCTGAAGACATCGATGTGCAAGGCGTGGCCAACAGTGTCCGTCGCCATCCGTTCTGGGACATCATTCATCTCGACCACCGGATCGAGGCGAGTGTCTTCGCTCAGGACGAAGAAACCGGCATCGCCCTTAAGGCACGTCCCGATCTGTGGATCGAAGGCCATACGCTCGTTGACATCAAGACGACCGACGACGCATCGCCCGAAGCCTTCCTGCGAACCATCGCATCGTTCGGCTACCATATTCAGGCCGCGCACTACATGGCGATGACTGGCGCTGATAGCTTCATCTTCGTTGCCGTTGAGCGCAAAGCTCCGTACGCCATTGGCATTTACAAGCTGGACGCCGAATGGCTTCAGGCAGGCGAGAATCTTCGCTGCAAAGCAATCGCAACGCTGCACGAATGCCGCGCACTGGACAGTTGGCCAGCCTATCCAACCGCTACACAAACCCTTTCATGCCCTAAGTGGGTCTTGAATAAATCCGAAAATTAAAACCGAATAAATTATGTTCCAAGTAAACCGCAAGGATGCCGGAGGCCGATACATCGATGCCGAAGGCGATTACACCGTCACTGTCGCCAAGGTCGAGGAAACCCTCGATGCCAAGGGCCGCGAGGTCTGCAAGGTTACGTTCAAAACTGAAGACGGAGCGAGCATCACGGACCGCTACATCAATCAGGAGAATGTCTGGTTCCGCGTCAATCAGCTCGTTGCTGCAACGAAGCACAACGTTCCCGATGGCACTCAAGTGGACTTCCTTGGCACCAAGGGCAGCTACGCAGCGTTCCTCAAAACGATGATCGGATTGGAGCTGCTTATCACCGCTCGCTCCGAGGAGTACCAAGTCAACGGTGAGACGAAGAAGACTCTCCGCATCAAAAACATGCGCGAGGTTCCGATTGCTCAAGTCGATGCCGACGACCTTGATCCGAAGCCGTTCTAATCCTCAACACGGAGGGGAGCGCATTCCGCGATAACGCTCGAAACTAAGACCTAAAATTTGTATCCATGAGAGTAAAACTAGCAGCAATCACGAAACCAATTGTCGGTGACGGCGCTTTGACCGCATCCGATTTCATCACCTACGCAGCGCGAGTCAGTAATCCGAGCAATCAGATGAGTCTGCTGACCGCTCCAAAGCTATTGGCCTACTGTATCAAGAACGGCCACTGGAGCATCTTTGAGCAGGCTAGTATGACGGTCGAGATTCAGACAAGCCGCGCCATATCCGCTCAGATTATCAGGCATCGCAGCTTTTGCTTCCAAGAATTTTCACAACGCTATGCGCCGTGCGACGAGGTTGAACCGATTGAACTTCGCACTCAGGACAGAGCGAATCGTCAAGGAAGCGGCGACATGTATCCGCAGGAGTGGGCCATGGATGTGGTTGCTAAGTCTGTTGAACTTGCGTTCACAACCTATCGGACGTTGCTTAGGGAAGGCGTGAGCCGCGAGACGGCGCGAATGGTCTTGCCGCTCTGTACGCAGACTACACTCTACATGACTGGCAACATTCGATCATGGATTCATTATCTGGAGCAGCGGTGCGCGAAGGGTACGCAGAAAGAGCATCGTCAGATCGCCGAAGCTATCCGCGACACGATCTTCGCGATTGAATTCCCACACATCCACGCAGCAATTGAGGAGGGCATCAAGTGAGCGATAGGATCAAGAGCATCATCGATGGCGGCACCGGCGTGTACACCATCACCAAGAAGGAGGCTGGAGAAATCCATAAGGCGGCTAAGAAGGTTAAAAACTATGCGTTCAGTTACTGGACAAGGAATCGCAAAGCGAGGGAGGCGAAATGAGCGATCATATTCCTGACCCCACGAAAATGATCCAAGACACGCCGAGGACAGACGCTGCGTACTTCAAGCCTGACGCTACGATGTACGACCTAGCTGGTGAGATGAAACGCATCGAACGCGAACTCACCACCGCTCAAGACCGCATCAAGCGGCTGGAGGAGGCGGGGGATGCGATGGAGGCGTGGCTACGCGATGAGCGGTTGAATGCCGTGCAGTACACTGTTTCAAAATGGCGCAAAGCCAAGGAGGCCAAGCCGTGAGCGACATTCACTAAATCAGGCAGTTTCACCGAATGCTGAAACCGAAACAACCAATGAAAGACTCAAGACCAATCATAGCCGGACTAATCGCAGGACTTGTTGCCGCTGCATGCATCCTCTGGGGAGGACATATCGGAGCGCGACAGGTAAAGGAACATGCGGTCATCAAAGGCCACGCCGAATGGGTGGCCGATCAGAGCGGAAGAGCAGTGTTCAAATGGAAGGAGGCAAAGCCGTGAGTATCATTGAACTGCTTCAGAAAGCTGGGGATGGTGTGGAGACTCAGACTGTCCACTCAGCCGCAACCGGAGTCCACAGGAAGAAAAACCACACCGAAATCACGGTGATGGTTCCGCATGAGATGGGAGATTCGATCACCAACATGTTACTCGGAAAGGAAGGCGACAAGATCGGGGTGATCCTGTGGCTCCCGACGTGTGTGATCAAAGAGGAGGTGGCAAAGCCATGACCATCACAATCAAATCGTGGATCGTACCAGCACTCATCACCGTAATCCTGCTGTGCATCATGTTCAGGCCATACCGTTCCAGCGGGCAGTATGACTTTGGACAGATCTTCCGGCTGTTTTGGCTGATACCGATCGGAGCCGTTTGGATGGTTTACATGGGTGTACTTCTAATCATCAAGGAGGCCAAGCCGTGAGAAGCTCAATCAAACAATTTCACCGAACGCTGAAACATAAACAACAAATGAAAACAAAACTATCACCAGCATTGCAACTGGAAGCAATGCTTAGTGGCAAAACCAAAACGCATCGCACAGGAAACAAAATGGAAATGCTTAACCAAAAAATCAAAGAGCTTGAACTCAAGCTGGAGTCGGCCAACGAGCGCATCAAGCGGCTGGAGGAGGCTGGCAACAATCTGCTTTGGAATTTCTGCCCAGAGTACACATCTGATTTCACTGAATCTCAGTCTGATGCTCTTAAGCAATGGAACAAAGCCAAGGAGGCCAAGCCGTGAGTGTTGAGGAACGAATCCTTTTCCTAGCGGAGTCTCCCGATTGCAACCATCCACGCGAACTCCGCGCAATCGCCTTTCAGGTGCGAAAACTGGAGGATCGGATCAAGCAACTCGAATCCGAGAACGACGCTCTCCGCGCCGATCTGCTGCTGTGGAACGAGAAGGAGGTGAAGCCGTGAGTAGCATTTCACTTTTAGAACAATGTATGTACGGACTTGTGGCCGGTTGTTTTCTGTCCTTAGCCATCCTGTGGGGCGATCAACTTGGCAAGAGCAGCATGCGCGAAGAAGCTGTTAGGAAGGGCCACGCTGAGTGGGTTGTCGATTGCGCGAATAAAAATCAGTTCAAATGGAAGGAGTGCAAATGAGCCAAATCAACGACGCATTCGGAAGACCGCTGTTTGAGGCGATGCGCGGAACACCACCGCCAAGCTGGGAGCAGACCTGTCTGAAGCTTTCGGAAGAGAAGCGCGAGCTTCAATCCGATGTGAACGAGCTGAAGGAGCTGGTCGAGTACCTGCAAGATCGGATCAAGCTGATGAATAGTACTGGTGACGAGCTGCTTGAGTGGCTGAAGGACGGTACCATTTCCGACTCAAACTATCGGCTGCTGGCCAATGCATGGCAGCGAGCAAAGGAGAACAAGCGATGAACTTGCACCTTCAGGAAATCGAATCGCTTTCAAACTCTTTGAGAGAACGCGAAAAGTACGTCACCGAACTCGAAAACCGTCTTCGCGCTCTGTGGGACAAGCTAGAAGGTGAGCGGAAGTTCTACGATCAGCGCATCCGAGAACTCGAAATAGCTGGCAACGCAATGTACGCATTCATCAATCCTCCATCTCCGAGCATGAGGACCATCCGAATGGACAACCTGTTGCAGGGATGGGACGACGCTAAGATTGGGAAGGAGGCCAAGCCGTGAGTGATACACCGAGGATGGACCTTGCGCTTCGTAAGGCACAGGAAGATTGCACTGAATCATATCTATTAACTGAAGGCCTGAAACTAGAACGCGAACTCAACGCGGCCAATGAGCGGATCAAGCGGTTGGAGGAGGCTGGCGATGCGCTAGCCAATACCCAGACCTACGACCTGTTGGAAACCGTCAACTGGCGCAAAGCCAAGGAGGCCAAGCCGTGAGTGACGAACACTATTGCCCTCGGTGTAACGCTCCATTTTTGTCTTTTCATGGAGTCAATACGCGCCATTTCAAGTGCGGATCAAGCACTCAAATTCCTTCCGTAGCGTGTGGGTATGCATCACAGCTTCAAGACCGCATCAAGCAGTTAGAGGAAGAAAACGACTCGATGCGAGCGGATCTGTTGTTGTGGAATGAGAAGGAGGTTAAACCGTGAAAATCAAAACACTTGAACAGCTCTACCAAGCGGCCAATGCCAAGAGAGCTGTAACTGTCGGCATGATCCACCGCAAGCCAACACCTGCTGCTTGGGTGCTTAGCTATCAGGGAAGTTTGCTATGTAAACTTTTCCGAACCGGCATCTACCTCTACAAGCCAGCCAATCGGAAGCGCAAAGCTAAGGAGGCTAAATGAAAGACACCGTCGCATTTATCTACGTCCACAAAACCAACGGAGTGGTCCGCGTAGAGAGTCTGGACACCGCCAAACACATCGACGGAAAGCCAGATTGGAAACACGTAAGCACGGTCGATGCTCTCGTCAGCTTAGAGATGATTCTCAGGGCTACGGGAGAAGAGAGAGAGTTAATCATCAAACACCTACTGACATGAGTACACACATAAAAATCGAAAATCAGACCGAAGTCCCAGTATTAGTGGCGCTCTTTGAGCAGCCCAAATGCAACGACCACCCTACGAGGAGCGCGGTCCTCAAACCCGGCGAGAGCTGCGACTGGGGCAGTGGCTCCGTACCGCTTGGCAATTACCAGTGCTACGCTGTTATGTCCGGCGATGCGTCATCCCATGACGAGTGGGTCTGGCACTTTCCCGGCATTGCAGAAGTCGTTGCACCGCTGGAGCTTGGCTTCAAGCTGTGGCACGAGGGCGATCTTGACTGGGCAAATGTTAAAGCCATGTCGAGCGACGATTTGAACGCTACGTTCGGATCTGCCTACACCTCCGCTAAGAGCAGCACGAAGAGCTGGAACGGAATGTCCTCCTGCATATTCCACATTCGCGGCGGTCCTAGTTGGGTCGAGGAAACCGAACAAGTGG